GAAGCCGAGAAGATCCTCGCCGCCGAGAAGGCCGAGAAGGAGCGCATCGCCAACGAGCGGGCCGCCATGCGCCTGGAGAAGGAGCGCGCCGACCACGCCGCGCACCTGGCGAAGAAAGCCGCCGAGACCGCCAAGGCCAAGGCCGAAGAGGAGAAGGCCGAGAAGGCTGCGGCCGAGGAAGCCGCCAGCGAGGAGCAGCAGCTCGCCGAGCAGGAGCGGGCCGAACGCTGGTGGAAGTGGGGTGCTCGCGGCATCTACGCCGTCGGCCTGATCATCGCCGCGCCGGTGCAGATGCTGCACTTCTGGGACCCGGCGCGGAAGTTCCTCCTCGCGGCGCCCCTCCTCCTGGAGGGCCTCGCGCTGGTGCTGGCGTTCGGTGCCGCGTGGGCCGTCGCCCACCGGCGGGACGTCGCCCCGTACCGGATCGGCATCATGATCTCCGCAGCGATCGCCGCCGCGATCAACCTGCACGGCGGCATGACCGACCCCGCGATTGGCTTCAACGCCGGCCTCATCGGCGCCATCGCCTCCCTCGGCGGGCCGGTCGTCCTCATGGCCTACGAGCACGGCATCGCGCAGAAGGCCGACGGCATCCCCTCATGGAGGGAGCGGCGCGCGGCCGAGCGGGAGGCCACCGAGGAGAAGAGGGCGCGCGAGAAGGCCCGCCGCGACAAGGCCGACGCCGAAGCGGCAGCCGCCCGGGCAAAGGATCTCGCCGAGGCTCGGGCGCGGGAGGAGCAGAAGCGCCGCGACGCCGACCGCAAGGAGCACCACCTGAAGGTGTGGGAGATCGCCGACGCCATGCGTTCGGCACGCGGACAGGAGTTCGTCACCGAGCAGATCTGGGCCGAAGCCTGGTACCGCGTCACCGGCTGCAAGACCGTCGGAATCACCCTCGACCTCGAAACCGCATCCCGCGCCCAGCAGGCCCGCGTGAAGGCCCTCACCGAGATGCCCATAGAGGGCGAGTTTTCCCTGATCGAATCCCAAAAGGTCCCGCGCCCCAAGAAGGACCCGAACGCCCCCGACGGGCGCCGCAACAACGGCGGCACCCCGCCCCTCCGCCGGGCCGGTCAGACAGCTCCCAACCACCCCATCGCCCGCGCCCAGGCGAGCCTCGAGCAGAAGAAGGACTGACCCATCATGGCCACCCCGCTGTATGACGATCGGCCCGCGCTGACGCTCGTCCCGACGCCTGCAGAGACGCCCGTCTTCAAGGATGAGCCGGCCGACCGCCGGACGTGGATCGAGTCCGCCCGGACCGTCGCCGCCCAGACCAACCGCGTCGCCCAGATCGCCCTGCTGCCGCACACCGTCCGCGGCTACCGGCAGCTCGGCCGGCGCTGGCTGACGAAGTACCACGACGACTACCCGCAGATGATCGCCTCCACCGACCAGGCCATCCGCGAGGCGGCCGGCGACGTCAACCAGGAGGCCCGCCTCCAGGACCGGCGGGCCGAACTGCGAGCCGAGTACAAGCGGCACCGGCTCACCTTCACCGGCAAGACCGCGGGCGTGGCCGGCGCTATCACCGGCGGAGTCGGCTTCGGCGCCGTCACCGGCAGCCTGTGGCTCGACCTCGTCGCCGGGCTCGGCGCCTGGGGGATCGGCGCCTTCCACGGCCGCGACCGCAGCAAGCCCGACGCCGCCGCCGTCCTCGGCCTGCCCGCCGACGACACCGTCCGCTCGCACGGCTCGGTCACCCTGTACGACCTGCCGGAGGGGGCCAAGCCGTTCCCGATCCGCCGGGCGGAGACGCCGCAGCAGGCCGCGGTGTGCGTGCTCCTCGCGATGGTCGCCGAGAACGTGCCCGTCGTCGAGGTGTGGGACATGGAGCGGCAGCCGTGGGGCTGGCAGTGCAAGGTCCGCGTCGGCGAAGGCACCCCCGAGGCCATCATCGCCAAGGCCGGCGGGCTGGAGACCCGGTTCGACCTGCCCACCAACGGGGTTCGGCCGCAGCCCATGGTCGAACGCCGAGCCTGCGCGATCCTCCGCCTCGTCGAGGGCAACCCGTTCGCCACCGCCCCCGGCATGCCCTACCGGGCTCCGAAGTCGATCAGCATCACCGACAAGTCCCGGCTCGGTACCTCCGTCGGCGGCGACCCGCTGCAGGCCGCGTTCGCCGGGGTGATGGGCCTCGTCGTCGCCGCGTCCGGCGGCGGCAAGACCGGCATGCTCCAGGCGATCGGCGAGATCACCACCGCGTGCTACGACAACATCACCATCGACCTCGACCCGCACGGCGACGGCCTCGAAGATCTCTACGACGCCGTCCGCGCCACCGGGCGCAGCCACCAGCAGATCGAAGCCGTCCTGCTGTTCTTCCTGATGCTGTCCAAGGGCCGCGCGCGGCTGCGGGCCAAGCTCGGCATGGGCAAGAAGTGGCAGATCAGCAGGCAGCACCCGCACTTCACCGTCATCTTCGACGAGTTCCCGAAGGGCTCCGAGCTGGCCAAGCGGCTCGCGTTCGAGCTTCTCCTCGTCGGCCGCAAGGAGGCCGTCACCCTGCTCATCGCCTCGCAGGGCGGCACGAAGCTGTACCTGGGCGAGAACATCGCGCAGATGATCGCCCTCAAGGCGGTCGGCCCGTGCAAGGTCGGCGACACCCGCGCGGTGTTCGGCGACGGGGCGGTGGCGGAAGGATGGCTGCCACACAAGCTGGCGCCGGCCACCGACACCGACCCGAAGGACGCCGGCCACGTCTTCATCCAGGGCGTGCCGGGCATGGCCGACGAGCCGATCGAGTACGCCATCCATCCGACACCGTCCGAGACGCTCCGCAAGCTCGCCGTGGAGCGACGCGAGGCGGGCCTCGTCGAGCCCGACGCGGACAGCCTGCGCTCCATGCTGGACGTCGACCTGCCCGATCTGGGCATGCCGTTGCCGGACCTCCTCACCTGGCCGGAACTGCTGCGCCTGTGCGATGCCGAGCCGCCCAGCGGCACGGTCGTCGAGGACGTGGACCGTGCGGTCGTCGAGGACGCAGTCGCCGTGATGCGCAAGGCTGGCGTCGATCGGATGAAGACGGAGGCGCTCCTTCTCGGCTTGCGCGACTTCGACGAGGACGCCTATCTGCCGGTGACTGTAGACGAGCTGAAGGCCCGCCTCAAGGAGGCCGGCGCCGGGTCGCCGGAGACGCTCGGCCGGATCGGTGAAGAGCAGAACCCGCGGGGCTTCAAGCTCGCCAAGCTCTTCAACCTGCTGTGACCGTTACGCGAAGAATGCACCCCTGATCAGGGCCCGCTCAGCCCTGATCAGACCACAAACCCGCAGGTCACAGCCGCTCACGTAGCCGCTCACGACCTGCTCACCAACTGCTCTGAGCAGCCCCTGATCAGACCCAAGAGCAGTCCTGACCTGCAACAACGCCCGCTGAGCAGACCTGAGCAGCGGGAACAAACCGCCACACACCCGACAGGAGACTGATCATGTCCGGACGTACCTGGGAGCCCACCCGCAAGGGCGCCAAAGACCTCAACCGCTGGCTCAGCAAGGGCAAGACCGTCTACACCCTCCGCAACGTCGCCGACGCCTACCAGAGCTACGAGGACGCGCAGCTGTACGCCGCCCACACCTTCGACCGGCAGTCCCGCCTCACCGGCGAGTGGATGACCGGCCACCTCAGCGCCTCCGGCCTCCTCGCCCAGGCAGGCAAGGTCTACGAGAACCCGCCGGCCGGTGTTCGCAACATCGCCACCCCCGGCCGCCAGTACGCCGCCCCCACCTCCCAGCAGGCCCTCGACCGGCTCCGCGCCGAAGACCGCAAGAAGGCCGGCAGCCGCCGGTAGACGTGCCGGGGCGCCCCTCGAATGCCTGCAAGCGACCAGGGGCGCCCCTCCCACCCCGCCCATCCGAAGATCGACGAGGAGACCCTCATCATGCCCCACTCCATGACCGACCAGGAATGGGAGGCGCAGAACGGCAGCCTCTCACCCGGCGAGGCCCGCGCCCGCGGCCTGTGCTGGTGCTGCTCCGGCAAGGGCGCCAACTACACGGCGTTCGGCGGCGTCCAGCGGCAAGTCCGTTGCCCGGAGTGCCGCGGCAACGGCAAGGCCCGCCGATGAGCACCACCACGGCCGTCCGTCCCGCTCCGCCCGCCCTCGACCTCGATGCGCGGCTCGCCCTGGTCGACGCGGCGATGACCGTCCGCCTAGACCAGGCCGCGCTCGCCTTCGAGGTGAACACCTCGCACCTGCCGAGCGCCGACCCCGTCTCGCACATCGCCGAGTCCGCGCCCCTGCCGCTCACGCCGGCCGCCGCGCCTAGCCCCTACCGGACGCCGATCGCCGACCTGCTGCACCGGGCCCGGCTCCGGATCGAGACCGACGGCTGGTGCCGCGACAACCTGACCGACGAGTCCGGTGCCGTCTGCCCGATCCGCGCCATCCGGTTGGAAGCCGCGGGGGACCGGCGGCTCGCCGACGACGCCTGCACCTACCTCCTCGACCGCATCCAGGACGACTTCGCCGGGGCCGAAACGATCCCCAGCTGGAACGCCGGCCAGACCTCGGTCGCGCCCGTCCTCCTCGCCTTCGGCCGCGCCGCCCACCACGCCCACACCCACGGAAAGTAGGGATCAATGGCCAGCAAAAACGCCCTCAAGGCCACGGCCGTCGACCGGCTCGTCCAGATGAGCAAGATGGAGCGTGCCGGCCAGAACGTCAGCGGCTACTACCGGGACACCGTCCAGCCCGCGGTCCAGGCCGCAGTCGCCGCCGGAAACAACCTCACCGAGATCCACACGGCCGCCGACCGCACCTACGGGCAGTGGCTCATCGAGAACGCCGGCCGGTGACCTGCGGCGTGTGGGCTAAGACCAACAACCAGCAGTAACCGCACCTGCTTGACCGCGACGATCACGGTATGTCACAGTGCCCCCAGGGCAGGACACGTGTGCCCGCAAACCTCTAGGCCCCCAGCTACTGCCGGGGGCCTTTTGCATGCCCGGGGGAGGCCGCCATGGACGTCACCGAGCTGTACCCCGACGACCTCGTCTACGAGCACGAAGCGACCCAAGCGACCGGAGTCCCCGGCCCCGTCATCCGACAGTGGGCCCGCCGCGGCAAGATCCGCCGCTTCCAAGGCGACGGGCACCTCAGCGGCCAAGGCCACGAATACCGGACCATGTACGCCCTGCCCGAGATACGCGAACGAGCCCGCACCTACCGGCCCACGCCGCAGCGCGCACCCCGCGCCGCCTAGACCAAGGAGGCGGCATGGGCCGCTACCGGAAGAAGCCCGTCGAGATCGAGGCCGTGTGCTACGACGGCACAAACCGCGAGGAGATCGCCGACTTCATGGGGCAGACCGGAAAGGTCGAAGAGGCGAAGCTGTCCGGCCCGGGACGTGGCCTGCATGACGGGATCATCATCCGCACTCTCGAAGGGGACATGACCGCCTCCGTCGGTGATTGGATCATCCGGGGCGTGAAGAACGAGTACTACCCCTGCAAGCCCGACATCTTTGCGGCCACCTACGAGCCTGCCTGACCGTCTCGCCGTCCGTGTTCGCTCCGGTCCCGGACGGCGGGACTTCCACTCCGGGAGGTGACCATGGCCTTCCCTGACGGCACCCCCGTGGTCACGCTCACCGGCACGCTGCCGTCCGCTGTGGCCGGCACTGGCTTCGGCGGGCAGGTCGTCCTCACCCCGTCCGCGCTGCTCACCGATAGCGAGCGGCACGCCGTCTATCCGGGCGGCGGTAAGGCGGCCATCGTCGACGGCCAGTTCAGCGTCGACCTCATCCCCAACGATGCGGCCGGGATCGCCCCCGCGGGCTGGCGCTGGTACGTGGACGTGCAGCCCTCACGCGGGCAGCGCGCCGCGTTCTGGGCCGACATTCACGGCGCCGACGGGGCGACGATCCACCTCGACCAGCTCGTGCCCGTGCAGGCGCCCGGAGGCGGCACCACCGGCACGCCCGGGCGAAGCGCCTACGAGATCGCCGTCGAGCAGGGCTATACCGGCACCGTCGCCGACTGGCTGGCCAGCCTCGTCGGACCCGCAGGACCGGCGGGCGACCCCGGGCCGAAGGGCGATCAGGGCGAGCCGGGGCCGGCCGGAGCCAACGGCAGCAACGCCGACGCCGAGGCCTACACGGCCGCGGCCGTCACCGCGCACGTCGCAGCGGTCGATCCGCACAGCGACCGGGCCTGGGCCGACAGCAAGTTCGCCACGTCGACAGCCCTCGGCGCCACCAACGCCACCGTCACCGACCTCGACGCTTTCGTCCAGGACTGCCTGACCCGGGTCGCGGGCATCGAGCAGGGCACCGCGTTCCTCGCCGCCCTCAACGTCGCCGGAAACGCCCAAGTTGCCAACGGCAACCTCACCGTCACCGACTTCATCAAGGGCTACAGGTTCCGTATCGACGGAGGCGGCCTCGACCTCGAAGGCACCGGTAAGGACCTCATCATCAGTGTCTGGTCCGGCGGCGGCTTCAACGGCACCCAGCACTCCTACGACCGGTACGCCGCCGACGCAGACGCCGCCCAGCACGCCGGGCTCCGCGAGTTCGTGGCGTCCCTGTACGGGCCCGCGGTCCACACGATCGACGCCCCCGGGAACCGGCTCGGTTTCCACGGCAAGGCGCCCGTCGCCCAGCAGGCCGTCAGCGGCAGCCGCGCAGACGGCAGTGCGCTCGCCAACCTGCTCGCCGCCCTGGACGCGCTCGGCCTCATCGACGACCAGACCACCCCGTAGGAGACCGCCATGCCCACCAGCATCGCCGAGGGTAAGGACTGGTCCCTCGAACGGTTCAAGCGCCACCAGCCGAAGACCGTCACCGACGTCGGGCCCGGCGAGGGTACCTACGCCAAGCTGTTCCGGCCGCACGAGCCGGACGAGCCCGGCGTGTGGTGGACCTGCATAGTCATTCACCGGCCCTTCGTGAACAAGTACAAGCTCAAGTCCACGAAGAGCCGGAAGATGTACGACGAGATCCACGTGATGGACGCGCGGGATGCTCCGGGCCACCTATTCCACCGTGATCTCGTCTCGTGTGGCGATGTCCTCGAACACATGCCCCGTGAAGACGCGGTGGCTCTGTTGCAGCGCATCGTGGACGGCCCGGACGACGCGCCCGGCGCCCATCACATCCTCGTCAGCGTGCCGATCGTCGAGTCCATCCAGGGCGAGGTAGACGGCAACCCGCACGAGGCCCATCTGCACCAGTGGGACCCCGACGACATGGACGCGGTATTGACGGGCCTCGGTGGACGGACCGAGTCCATGCGTGGCGGCACGCTCGGCGTGTGGTGGTGGAGCCGGCGCGCATGAGCGGTGGGTGGGCCAACAGCGACCGCAAGGCGAGGCTGCCGTCTGGGTGGG